CCATTTAAGAGTTCTTCGTAGGGGCGCTTGCGCGCACCCTCCTCCCAAGGCGAACAGCACGCCTTTGGAGCCTAGTCAGTTTGCGAGTGATTTGCTGGACTTGAGCTAGCTCAAGATTTCCAGCAAGTATGGTCGCAATCTTCCCAAAGAGACTTATGGAAGAGCTGACTTCTCGGTTGCCAATAATTTTTGTATCCTGGGTACTAGTATCCAGGTTCTGCGCACTTGTGTTGCGAAGCGACGAATACTTAGCAAGCCGTAAGGTCTCGATCTTGTTCGTTGAGACCGTGGGGACAATTGTCGCTCCAGTCGCATTGCTAAGTCGCCAGAGGTCCTTGAGGGCTTCTGGATCGTAGTCGATATTGGGTTCCCGAAGGGACTTCCACAGCTTGTAGACAGTCTCTGGGCGAGGAACTTTCATTTTTCTTGCTTTGTTAGCAAAGCTTTCCAGTACCATTGAAGGATGAGAGCAGGCAGCCATATGGGCTGTTTTTTCGAATCTATACGTGATGCGATCTTTCACCTGCGACGCCTTGGCGAACTCCAGGAGAACAAGAGCATCATTCGTTATAGAACGCACTGCCTCTCGGGTGGTCTTAATATCACACCCTTTTCCTTTAGGTACCGTCGGAATGTCCTCGAGAACCTTTTCTACCGTAATAGCTACAGGGGTCACAGTTACACGCTTATGTGTAGCTTGTGTCGTCATGAGACGGCTCATCCTTGTATAGGACGTTGGATTAGCGAGGATATACCGACCAAGTGCATATGCACCCTTGAGATGTCTTTTTGTCATCCGTTTAATAGTGGTGACTGACATCACGGCGGCGCCGCCAAACTGTACAGGATAACTAATGTCTACACCTCTCTTGAGGAGGACCTTGGTTGCCTGTGGGTTTGCTCGGGCAAAAGCATTCGGTACTCGATCTCGTATCCAGCGAGGTAGGGTCGCTAGCCGTCGTACAGAAGGTAGATTGAATGGAGCATACGGGTCTTTACGGAGCTGACCCCTTGCGGCGAGCAGTTCGGGCACATATGGAATTTGTTGCTCGATCCTGAACGCGTAGCTCTCATACCTTCTCGGACTTCTCACATTGTCCATACCGAAGTGCACAAGGCCTTGCTTACGAGCAGCCTCTTCGATATGGGCCCACAATGTGTTCTCCGTGGTCCGGACAATTTTATCCTTCACATCTCGGGTCGTGGGTACCCCTACGAGCTTTATGACATTCTGTGCAAGTATGCCATATGACCGAGTACGGTGTGTCTTACTTGGGTTAAACACTAGACCCATGGCCTGTGCAGTCTTAACATAGTCTGCATACTCCTCTTCTGACGCATAGACCAGAGCATCGTCGCCGACGATGTGGGACCGTGCTAGAAGACCTGCATGTTCTAGTGCAGTGAGTTGTAGGATCGTTAAGATAGGCCATGTCAGTGGTTTACCCATGAGCACACCTTTCTTCATTGTGAAGGACATAAATGGCTCTCTCGAGTTCTGGTGGCAGACTGCCATAGTTTGCATCTCTGGCAGTTGATCCCAGAATACTGATTCGGCTGCTGTAAACCCTTGATTCACCATTTCAGTAATCAAGTCTTCGACCGCGGACATCGCGTATGAAGAATCGATATGATCGGTTGCAGCGGTAAGATCAGTAGAGTAGAGCCAGCGGCATTGACGGTCACATTTTTTAAATTCAGCTAGGAACTCCTTTGGTGTTCCTATCCCTAGGGATGTCTGAGCTGGATAGGCCTTTGAAATAGCTCGGAGCAGTAATTGGTTTACTGTCCGGCCGGCCGTGACCATTGACGAGCATGGTGGGATTGATGCGACTCGGACTTTGTATCCTGGCTCTGCCAGGAACAAGGTTTTGTTTATCCGAGGTTTCGCCTCCACAGTGCGGACGTTTCCTATGAATGTTTCGTACCGCCCATTGCTCGATTCTGCGGCGTGTGCGATACAGCGAGATGTTAGCACCTCGTGTGTATCTGCTTCACTGACGATCTTCGAATCAGTTGGGAGGGGAATTTTCCGACCCTCGACCTTGATAAACCGTTTGATACGGTTGCTGATCCGAAGCATAGTCTCACCAATAGACTGGTGGATTCCTGCGTCTTCCGGTGGAATGACGACTGGGCGTCCAGTGAGCCGCTCCCGCAATTTTCTTGCCTCATCCTCAACGATTGGCTCGGTGAGGATAGGTGCGGGTAATATACGTGCAGAAAGGCCCAGTGCAATTCCTTCACGGAATGACTGTAAGCCTGAGGAACGGATGAGGGATGCAAACAGGCTTGAGACCTGACGCGAAGATCGCGTTCCCATGAGTTTCTTTACTCGTTGTCTATCCTTCCTCGCACGTTTCATTTTTCGTTTTGACGCTGCCGCGAGCGCACTTCGGGTGAAACTAGTATTCACCTCGTTGTCCCCTGTAGCGTTATTCGCTTCGTCACCGGCTTGTAGGGAACGATCGAGAAGCTGAAAACAGTTCTCTTTCCACCACGACGCGATCTTTTTAACCTCGTTCTTAGCGAGGAACGCGTATAGCCGGGCCATTGTCTTCATGTGCGCTAAAACATCATCGCCTTGAAGCTGACGAAGATGAGTTCTGATTGCGAGTGCAAAGGCACTATCTGCAAACCGTACGAAGTCGGACAACCATTGTTGTTCGACTTCGGAGCGTTGCCGCAATCGCCGTTCTGACCGAGACAAAGACAGCATAAGGCTGCCTGGGGCGAGGTTCCGATGAACCATACGCCGCAGGATGGCTGCAGTCATGCCCATAGTATATACTCTGGGCCTAACCACGATGAGGTTGCCGATTGGTGACACCATCC